ACCGCACATTAACAAATAAAACATGGAGGTATACATATGCGATATCATGATATGATTACATTTTGGTTTTTATTTTTATGCTTACTTTTTGCATCCAGATTGGTGGTAAAATTTTGAGAACAGAAACATTTAGAAATGATGTTATAAAGGTTACACCTTCAGCTGGTGTGACCTTTTCGACTTTTATGGGCTTTTCTTGGAACGAGTGGGTCTATATTCTGACCTGCATTTATACAATAATTCAAATTGGCTGGCTGCTATACAAGATGTATAAAGCCATTAAAGAAGAAAGGAGACATGCATGACACCTGATGAATTTATTAACTGGTTAGGACCTAAAGCGGCCGCAGTGGCACATAAATGGAACCTTCCTGCATCCGTATTGATTGCACAGGGGGCCCTTGAGAGCGGCTGGGGGCGATATGTAATTGGTGATTACAACATCTTTGGCCGCAAATGGAACGGGACAGGCCCCTATATTGTCACAGAGACGCAGGAGTGGTCTGATACTTACGGCTATTATACGATTGAAGACCGTTTCC